TTCTTACAGCACCACTAAGTGAGGAATTTACGGCGCTAAATGGCGCTTGGATGTAAACTCGGATTAAATCACCATCAGCAGCAGCTTTATCATAAGCGAAACCAATAACTGGATTTGTTCCGCCGCTAGTTACAACTTTATTAGTCGTATAACTCACTTCAACGCTGGCGCCGCGCGTAATGGCTCCGCCTGCTGTCATGTACATGATGGAACCGAATAACGCAATTTCTACATTAGAAGATAGCGGGAAATTTGCATCTTTCAAATTCCGTACAACAAAACCGAATGTTGCATCAGTATTGGCAGAAAGCGCGATTACCTTCGGAACACCGCCGCCTGTAGTAGCAAGCTTTACTGCTTGACCGGCAACCAGTGGAGTAGATTGAGCCGCATCGACTTGTGCGGTAATAACATTTGAGCCAAATCCTTCAAGATCAAGTGCGCCCTGAACCTGAGATTGTGCAAATTGGTTAATTGCTAGTGTCATAATTATTGCTCCGCTATTGTTATTTGTTGTGGTTTAACGAAAAAAGTTCCTTGCCGCGAGCAAGTTTGTCGATAGACGTATCAATTACGCGTGCTTTGTCGCTTCCATCCCATTTGAATGTGTTAGGTGCATTACGCATTTCATCAAAATGTTTGGTGTCCTTGGAATTCTTTTTCTGTTTTTTATTTTCCATATCATCCATATCCTCATCATCGTTTTCTTTTTCTTCTTCGTCTTTCGCCTTATCATCGTCTTTGTCGGCGTTTTTCTTCATGTTCTTTTTTGCAGAACGATAAGCATTCTTCAAATCTTCGATGCTTACTTTTTCACCGTCAAGATCATAACACTCGCTGTCATTTTCTTTTTCTTCTTTCTTATCTTTTTTATCTTCGTCTTTTTTGAATTCTTCATTCATATCATTTTTCTTTGCGTTGGTAAGTTGGCGCAAATCTTTTACCAGAATGCTTTTGCCTTCAAACTCTACAAAATCTTCATCTGAAACGTCAGCAGCATTTTCAATTTGCTCTTTCGATTTACGGAAAAATTTTAACATTGGTGCTATCTCCTGTGTTTTTTCTGTTTTGGAATTTCTTAATTCATCAGCCTGCGTTTTTTTCGCATCTTGATAAACTTTAAATTCCTCTGGTGACATAATGCATGCTTCTTCATATCGGGGATTCGGAACTATGGCAAGGTGAGTGAATTCACCGCCCAGCATTTTACGGTTATACGGGCAGTTATTCTGCATTCCAGCTTCACCCCATGCATGGGGAATATAGGCATTTGAGACGCTCCATCTTTTTGCAATAGCTTGATGCGCGGCGTCATCAATCGCTAAAATTTTAAACCATGCCCAACCGTCTAGTTCATTATAAAAACTTTCGGTGACATAACCGGCTGCTTTTTCTTTCATAGTCGCAAGATCAACATCATCATGATGAATGAAAACAGGTTTGCCGACGCCGGATGGCATCATGTTTTTAATTGCGTCTAAATCAACATAAATGGTTTCATCTTCATAACCGACTAAACCGGGTTGCATGTGCCGAGCATAAAATACTCTTGGAAATTGAGAGGCATTTTGTTTTTCTTTATCGCCTTCAACATGTTTGATAGCCGTGGCGATGGCAATTCCTTCATCGCCTGATTCTTTTAAAATAGCATTCGCCTGTTTGCAAAATTCTTTTTTCTGTTCATCCGTCCAATCTTTCTTGGATACGGATGCAGGAAGATTATCAACGGACCATGGCATAAATCATTATACCAAAATTATATTGAATCTGTAAAGACTGCATGTTACAATCAAAGTTATGTGCATGAAATCCGCTATTTACAGAAGATTATCATCGGTAAATAGGAACGATATGCTTGTCGCACACATTGAAAAAGTTGAGCCAACAGATTCGGGCGGAATTAGATTTGTCGCCCAATTCTTGACTAAAAGGCGAGTATTTCAAAAGCCGTTTTATATTCCGTCTGTTATGTTGGGCGCACTCCAAAATGGTCATCCTAATACCTCGCTTGATAATAAACTTAGGTTGTAATTCAGCCATTAGAAATTCTATGCAGATGAAATCCGCCTAATCCTGCAAAGTCTGCTAATAGGATAATGGCAACGATTGCGAAGATAACATAAACAACAATGCGGAAAGGTTCCGGCAATGGAATTTTTGTCATCACCCAGTAAACAATGCCACCGATTGCAACCAAAGCCAAAAGTTGGATTAATAAGTCCATGATTATGGCTTAGAAACAGCAGAAACTTTATTTACCAAGGAATTAATGGCAGTTTGAATATCGGCCAATAATTTATTTACAGCTACAAGTTCAGATGAAGGTGTGGAAGATAAAACGGCCTCCACCGAATCTGACAATGATTTTACATCGTCGTGAACTTCATCAATTTTCTCTGAGAATTCAGTAAGTTGTTGATTTGGCATGGCGCATCCTTTGGTTGAAATAGAATCAGAATATGCGCCTACTATGATAAATAACCAATTATGCTTTGAAATTATCGAATAACCGGAATGGCCTTACACCGGCATCCGTAATCTTCGCCTGGATTCGCGCGCCGCCCAGTGCGTAAATCTACAACTGGGGGACTATCAAATCGGAAAATCTGACCTTGCAGCGCCTTGTGATCTGGACGCTCGCGCGCGTCCATGGTGCCGGACCATTTATATTCTGTTACCCCGATATCCGCATATCGTGTCTCATGAAATTTTGACAACAGCAATGATGTTTCCTGCCGCGCCAAAAATTTAGCCTTGCGCTTTGATATTTCGTAATTTTCCTGGATATGTTCGATCAATGATTTAGTTGTCCGTCCGCCAAATGTATTATTATAAACTGCTTCACGTAAGCTAAGAATATTATCAGCCGTCCACTTCTTAATATATTTATCAAGATTTTGACCCCATTCTGCGGCAATAATGTTTTTTTGTTGATCTGTTAAATTAGGCGGAATGGATATTGATTTGACCTTTTTTTCCCAATCCTCATTTATCATAGTAACGGCATCAAAATATTTTCCTGAAACATCAGAAATATGATTGATGCTATCAATATCCATATTATCTAAGCTTTTAATAACAGACTTACGCAAAGCATCATAATTCATTTCCGCATGTGCTTGTGCGGTTCGTAATTCCATGGGCATATCATTCCATGGTAGCGAGAATGTGCGTGACGCTGTGTTCCAATTGGCCCCAGCTTCCTTTAATGCCTTAGTTGTCTTTGAATTAAAAGAACCACGGAACTCCCCACTATCATACCAAATTATTCCAGCGTGTATGGCATCAATTAATGGACTGGATGCATTGCGCAATTCGGCACCAATCTGTTCATTTATCGTTTTACCAAGCGGCCCATAAATTATATGCGCAAATAGATCGCGGATTTCTTGTTCGATGCCCGAATAATAACGATCAACTAAAGGCTGGGCTTCACCGTATTTCATCGGTTTCGTATCGCAACAACGTTTTTGCAATCATCAAACGCCGGTCGCACCTTGGTTTTAAGATACAATGCTACCGCGCGCTGTGTAACGTTCACCTTGGCGGCAGGCGGCCAATCAGCGCATTCAATGACCTGTTTTTTTTCTGGTATCGGTGTGGTGCTACAATTGCTTAAGAACACGCAACAAAACAGGAGCAACAGGGCCATCATCAGTAGCGGGGGCATTGTTGATTTCTTCTGCACTAGCATCGGCCTCTTTCCTTGATTGAATTTCGAAATTCCGCAAATCCCTAATATTATTCGCCTGATTCTGGTATTGTACTATAGTTTTTTGTGAGGCATCAAGTTTTTCCTGCAAACTATCAATCTCATGACCGCGCCAAATAAATAGCGCAACACATCCAGCAATCGCCGCAGCAACGCCGATATATAGATAAATCTTGATGTTGTTTAAAAATACTAGGATTGCTGCGATCATTTTTCTTCATCCTTTGGAGTGCTTAATTTATTCTTGATGCCAGAACCAATGGATTGCGCGGTAGTGCCGCCGAATAAAAGCGTGTACGCACTACCAAAATCAGAAAAATGAAAATCAGAATAATCAATGCAAACCATAATGATGCCGCAAACCGTAATCGCCATGATGCCAATGAACATAAAGAAAATCATATGATCGACGGTTCCATCCTGTTTATCAAATAGTTTGCTCCAAAAACTCACGTTAAAGTCCCACCAGCTTTAATATAAACATTCTTCAGGGTAAGCATGTGATTTTGATGCTGACCCGAATCACTTCCGGGAAGGCTTGCCCATTCCGCGGAACATTTAAAAATCGCATCTTCAAAACGTCCTGCGTCTACATCATCAATGGCATTATGTTCAGTTATTAAATCCAAAGCCATTATATCTTGAGAATCAGGGAAAAAATCTGTGAACCCATAATTTTTGCATAACCCCAACCAAGTAGGATAAATAATCTGATAAAGCCCGGCAGCAGTACTATTTAATTCACGATTTAAAATACGTGGGTGCTTACTATAATCATCAAAAAGTAAAGGTTTCTGCGGCGTGCTTCCAACTAAAACATTGTAGCCTGCATCAGATATTGAAATTAACTCCGGCCCTACTTCGCTATAAGCGATAGTCGCCAGAAATGCATTGCGATTTGTCATTAATGAAAATACCCTATTGCTCTTAAACCTCCTATAAGAAGGGCAGAGCCACCCGTGCTAGTAATTAATGAAATTATTACTTGTCCAAATAATAATTTTGCTTTTGTCGCCGCCTCTTGGCGAATGATAAAATCAGTGCAATTTTTAATCTCAGCCTGCATAGTCTGCATACTTCTGACAACATTTTGGCATGTTAAATTTAGAAGCGCCAGTTGAGTTTCAACCGGATAGCCCTTGTCTATGTTTGGCATGTCATCCATAGATTCACTCATATCATAAAATCATTATTTAAAAAAGTTGATTTTTTATTTCTATATGCCTATAGCATCCCCATTAGCAAGCCTCAGCACTTTAATATTTCTATTCAGCACAAGCGATAATCCGGTCCCACCAGAACCGCCAGAAACAATTAATGTGAAATTATTTACGCCATCTGTCATGGGAATAGAAGTCGCACCGTTTGCATTAATTGTTAAATATGCCGACGTAGAATTTAATACATGCTGGTCCAATAGAACGGCTGCGCCAGAAACAACACTGAAGGGAGAGCCGGACCATGTTGTGCCCGTACCGATTAATTTATAGCCCGTGTACTGCGTAGATGAAATTGATTCGACCACGCTGGATGTGATTAGCCCGGCATAGGGTGTGCTAGAGTAGGCGTAAAATCCATACATAATTATTCTCCTAAATCGTGATGCTTTGAATTCCCGTAATTCCGCTAATACCCATTAAGCTATCTGGTACAGTGGATGTTAAATAAGGCGCGATTATTGGCTGAATGGCTGCTGCTTCCGCAATATATCCTACTACATTTTTATGTAAGTAATCGAAATAGTTCGTAGCATCGAAGGCGCCGCCTGTTTTCCACGGAATTCCCGCTTCGTTCCATGGGTCTATATCAACGAATGTTGTTTTCGTATCGCCACCTGCGATGAAAGCATTCACGACATTTAAAATACCTTGGCCGGGAATACTTGATTTGCTAACAGCTTCTAGTGATGCGAATGTCTGGCCGCCATAACTGCATTGTTTAATTCCCTCAACAAGAATTTGTGTGGTTGGCAATTTACTTCTGACCGTCGTTAACGCAGTGCTATAGGCTGTCGTCATCGTTGCTAAACTTTCAGCACCAAAAATATCATTAATTAGAAAATCCATCGTAACGACAAGAGGCGCAACTGCTCCCGGAAGATGACTCAATCCGTTAAAATAGTTATTGCTATTCCATCCAGTAAGAGTAGAGCCGGGAATTCCGATATTCACAGACTGGCAATTGAAATACTGCGAAACCAATTCAGTCCAACCTAAAACAGGCAATCCATTTGTACCATTCACGGCGGCAGTTCGGCTATCACCGCAATGAACAAGCTTTAATGGGCGAACAAGAAATGCTTGTGTTTTCGTAGTATCAATTCCTGAAACGCCTGGCGTATTATCATTATACGGCATAAAACATGCCATAATTAAACCAGGGTTTCCGCCTCCTGTAATTTCATAAAGATATGGCGTTGTTGGATCATAACCTGTGGCCAAATCCACAAAATCAGACATGTTGCTAGTGCCTGCATCAGTATAGCTTTGACCCGCATCAAGCGGAATGCCGCTAGAACCATCAGCAGGTAAACGATTAACATGCCAAGTCACACCATTGGCATATGAAATCATTTTAATTCCAGAAATCGCGCCTACGAAACGTTGTTTCATCGTATAAACATTATTTAAAGAAACTGGTAATTGTGATTTCAGGCAGTTCGTAAAATTAGCTACAGAATTTCCTTGCGTTCCACCACCTTCTAATCCGACATAACTTGGTAATGCACCGGATGAAATCGGCGCGCAATAATGCGGTGCATAAGCCAGGGCAGGGGCAGCACCTGTGACAGCGAGGAATTGATCCGCGTCAAAAACATCATTCCCCCCACCTGTAAAATGAATTCGAACCAATGTCCAAACATCAGAGCCGCCTCCGCGTCCGGTGAAAACCGATAAATTAACATTATGCTGCCATGAACCTGCAACAGTTGTCAGCGTCGTTGTCGTGGGACTAGAACCATCTAAATTCGAATAGGTAACGGTTAAATCGCTGGCGCCGGCCGTGTAATAGGATGGGATTGCAAGAGACTGGCCAAAAACTGCAACGGTTAAATAAATTCCAAAGCCATTCGCATATACCGCGCGGTTTGACCATGGAGTAGTCAAGTAAATAACGCTTCCTGGGAAAACGATGCCCGTAGTCTCTAAAGGAAATATCGTCGTCGTCATTTTATAACCCGCTTAAGGAAAACCATTGGCCTGCACTGGCTGGCGGTGCTGCTGCGCTTCCCTTAAAACTTGCGATGACGGCATTTAAATCGGTTGAACTTCCAACAGTCCAAGTTGGATTGATGGCAGCAGCAGTAGATTGAACCAAATATGCCATCGAATTACCAAAAGCAGACCCGCCGCCAAGCCCTGTATCAGAAACCGTTAATCCCGAATTAATTGTTGGTGCTGTGAATCCTGTGCCTGCTGCTATTCCAGCCACAATTAATTCATTATTCGCAGTCGGTGTAATGCTTCCAGCTTGAATAGTTGATGCGGTTGCAAGTGCCCCATTTTGCTGATCGAATGGTGAAGCGACTGCACCGCTCCATGCCTGGATACACAGCGCGGGATAGGTGTTTGCGCCATTATAACTAAAGCTGTGACCTGATCCTACCGTTGGATTATAGCAGTAATAAATACGAGCATTGGAATTGCTTCCGCCCGAGGAATTAGTTAGCTGTGTCCAAGTATTGCTTTTAGAATCTGTTAGAGTGCCTTCAGGGGAGGCATGATACCAGCTAGTCATAGCGACGATAAGATTTGCCCCAGTCGTATTGATAGTAGACCCTGCCGCAGGAGCAGTGCCCAGGGTTCCACCATTCGCGCCGTTCATGGCGCCGCCTGTGTGTGCGATTAAAGACCAGGCCATCTACCGAGTTCCGACAAGGCTAAACGGAACTAACCCGGTAAGGGAAGATGCACTAGATGTTACAAACGTAACGGTATTACCTATAGCAACGGAATTTGCAGCAGTTGCCGTGGCATTCTGTGGCGTGCTGGTGAGAGAAAGGCTTGAGCAACCAGTCACTGGCGTGCCATTAATATTCAGCGTCCCTGTGACCGTTCCGGCAACTGTGGCGAGGTTTTTAAGACTGTTGATAGTGAAAGCGAACGGTGCATATTGAATCAGTGTTATCGTCTGGGCCGCTGTTACCGCATCACCGAGATACGAGCCGCCAACTTGGTCCAATCCCAATGCTGCACGAGCCGCCAAGGCAGTCGTCGATGCTGTTCCGCCATTGGCAACCGGAAGGGCACCCGTGACTCCCGTTGTCAACGGTAAGCCAGTTGCATTGGTTAGAACAGCGGCTGAAGGTGTGACCAGGGCAGGGGTGACTAACGTCGGGCTGGTAGCGAAAACATTCGCGCCAGTTCCAGTTTCATCGGTTAACGCAGTCGCCAATTGAGCCGAAGTGAATGAACCTAAAGATGTGGCATTGCCGGATGATGTCACTACGCCTGTTAAATTGGCATTCGTTGTTACATTTCCTGCCGTTAAACCCGCAGCAGTCCCAGTAAGATTTGTTGCAACTCCTGAAACTGGTGTTCCCAATGCAGGCGCGACAAAAGTTTTATTGGTCAGCGTGTCCGTACTAGTACGCCCCACCAGTGTATCCGATGCAGCCGGGAAAGTGAAAGTGTTGCTGCCGCCACCTGTCAGGGTTACATTTCCACCAGTAACGGTCAAATCACGTTCAATTGTCCCACCGCCAATTAAAAAACCATCTGCGTTATTGGTAACCACTAATCCCGCTGCGTTTGTCGTTGTCATAATTTATCCCCTCTATACCACCGTCAAGTTTCCTGAAGAATTCCGAACAACCCAATCCGTGTTTGTCGCAACGCATATTAATTCCGCGCTGTCATAAAGATTTGTTGATGCAAAATAACCGCCCGCACCTGTTGTTGAACTTTTGCTAAAACTTTGATGTATGGTCTGTCCTGAATTCTGTGCAATTTTCCAACCGCCCGCACCGTTCCCTACCACAGCAACAATTTGCCCAATCGCGGCAGTTGATGGAAGCGTTATCGTGCATAAGGCCGCATTATTCGCTACATAACCATTATTAACCGCCGCTGCTTGCGTGGTTCCAGTAACGTTATTCCAGGTTATACCACCACCGCCACCGGATGGTGTTTGCCATGTCGCTGCTGTGCCGCTGGTGGCAGTTAAAACTTGGCCGCTTGTCGGCGCGGTCGCGGCAGAAACCACAACGGCAGTGGTTGCCGATGCCAAAGAAGTTGCCTCAATCGCACCCGTCCCTGTAGGTGTGAGGGATGAACCGCTACCGACCACCATCGCAGCAGTCGTATTAGTTCCGCCTGTAATCGTGTTGAATGCTGAACCTGCGCTGCTGCTGGCAGATATGGCATATGGACTGACAGAAGTGCCCGCACCTGTAATCGTGATATTTGTGCTGGCAGTTATTAATCCATTAATTGTGCTGACAGTGCCAGCCGTTAATCCTGCCGCTGTTCCTGTCAAATTTGTAGCTACGCCAGACGATGGCGTTCCGAGTGCGGGCGTCACCAGGGTAGGGCTATTGGCAAAAACATTTGCCCCCGTACCTGTTTCATCCGTCAACGCAGCAGCAAGATTGGCTGATGTGGGTGTTGCTAAAAACGCAGAAACATTCGCGCCCAGGCCGCTTACGCCAGTGCTGATAGGAAGGCCAGTTGCATTGGTTAACGTCGCCGAGGCGGGCGTTCCTAAAACAGGCGCGACAAAAATCTGACCTGATGCCCAGGTATTAGCTTGAGATAATACAGCCGTTTGGCTAGCGATCGGCGTGTTAAAAACATTTTTTGTGCCCGCAGAAAAATTGACTGCTGCACCGCCGTTGCTGCTCTCAATCGGTGTTGTGCGCGTTAAAGTATTCAGGCCAGAATAAGTCCCAAGGCCTGTTTCCCATTCATTCGCACCCTGATTGGCAATTCCATAATAGCAAGTATCCCCAATACTCATGACGGCGCTGAATGCCTGGTAAGACGGTACCGCTCCTAAAAGCGTTAAAGCGCCCGTGCCCGTGGTAGTGCTGGTTTCCTGAACCCTATCTTTTTTGACAAATGTCATTTTATATTATCCCTAGCTGTAATCGTAAGAAGTTCGATCATTCCAAATTAGCCTATTCGCTCCGCCATTCGCCCATGCCTGAGACTGAAACGCGCCATTGATATCATAAGTTAATTTAGAAATCTGCCACAATGGCTGAGTTTCCATAATAGCTAAATCTCCACCCAAAATTGAAATCGCATAACCCAAATAGATAGGCAATAAACCGCCTTCATTATCCGCAATTGTAATTATTCCGGGCTGATAAGAATAATTTGACATGCTATCCTCTGGTATCGTAATAATATTAATGGCTTGGTTGTTCGGGTCGAAGATGACGACTGCTTCCAGCACATTTTCAACGCCGCACAACATTATCGGGTTACCATCTGTTGTATCTGAATCTGTCCTTGTAGTAAATAATCAGTTTGAACATTCGAAGGCGCCGTCACTTGAAGATCAAAAACAGCCGGTGCCTCAACGGTTGGTGATAGGCATGCGGTCTGTGCAGCCGTTAGAAAAAGGTTCATCACGCCCGTAAGCGGGTAGGGGATTAATATCCCACCGTTCCACCGACTAAGCGTTAATAACGGCTCTGGGTCAGCAAGCGTATTCCGAATTTCCATCACTGCATCATAACCTGTCAAATCAACAGGGTTTCCCAAAATCCCATTGCTCCACGTAATCGAAGGATTGAAAGTTGCGCCGATGAAAATAATCAAAGGCTGTCTGAGTGTGCCGGGTACGATCATTCTGGTTTATCCACGTTTCCAGTTGTGCCAACTAAATTCTCAGAACCCATGGGGGCTACCGCTGGTTTCTTTTCATCAATTTCAATTCCCAAGAGGCTATCATAATTAATCGCGCGCTTGGTTTCTTCTGATTGAATTAGACCGCTGTTGTACGAACTCATAACGCGGTTAAACTGATAATCTTTAACTTTTTCTTCTTCTTCTGCACCCAAAACGCGCAGCGGATTAAATTCAATATTCAAATCATCGGGCGCTAGGCCAAACAGTTTACGACAGGATATCTCGATCATATCAAGCACGATGAACTTACTTTTCGCGCGTTCGCCTTCCAGCATGGCATTATAGTTTTCGATATCATCTTCACCGCTGTTAAATCCTGCGCTGCTAATACCAAACAGTTTCGTCATTGGCATTTTCAAATCAGCGGCTATGCCTTGGCGTATCTGAACCAATACTTCCGCAAGACCAGCGAACGTAATCTGTTTCTGTTCGTATTCGTCGTTTTTATCCATGACGATACCGTTTAGATAACTCTTAATCAAATTTACAAAATGCAAACGCTTCTGCGTACTAGCAGAACCATCATCCGTCATTAACGCTTCATTGAAATCTTGCAGGCGATAGACATCAACTTTCGCCTCATTCAATAACGCGAACACCACGTCCTGATTTCGCATGTACTGATTTAGCGATCGAACAACCTTTTCAATTTCAGACATACCCCAACCGCGCAGGCGTGGCCGGATAAAACTAGGCGCTTCTTTACCAACCACTTTATAAACGCGCGTGTGGTCAACCATCTTACCGTAATAATTATAAAATTTCGCATTATCCGCACCAAGTGCACCGCCCACGGTGATGTCGCCCTGAATATTCATCTGGTCGGCGTACAGTTCCCACATATCCACCGCACGAAATTCAAGCGGCGTATCGATATCAACACTATCAATATCAAAGGGTAATCGTGGGTCTTCATTATTAATCAGTAAAACGGCGCCACCACCAAATAGGCGCGCCCATTTCAGCGCCATTTTAACGGCACTAATCACACCATGGCGCTCTAAATAAATCTGAAGCTGAGATATTTCATCATCGTTAAGCTGTGCTGTTTTAATTTCAAATCCAGCGCGAAATGCATCTTCAATCGGCTGGTCAACAAGTGTCTGTACAATCCCATGTTCAACATACAATTCCGCAAGCAACTGCCGGAAGTTTGAAATAAGATACCAGCGCAAATTAAAATAAAGCGTATCAGTGCTAGATAATTCATTAATATTGCCCCCAGGCGTACCAAACATCGGAATTAAACTTTGTGAAAAGTCCTGTAGTGAATTCACTATGCTTTTTAGAATGGGAGCGTTTTTCTTTTTTGCCATATTTAAACTATATCAAACCCCGATACCTTTCGCGTTGGATTGTAGCAGATAACGACTGAATCGGCAAGGTTAGGGCTGGCTGTGCCCGCAGGGTTCTTGTCCACCATTGTTTTTCCACGCTTTGAAGTCTTTTTGATGGCCTGTGATAATTCAGCTTTTAATTCATGCAACCGTGGAATACGCGAATCGAGTGATATTAAATCATCAGGTTTAAACGCGCTGCCGCGATTGACAGCGCAATAGGTTTTCCAAAAACGTGAACGTAATCTAAACCATGACTGCGCTTTAAGATTTTCCCATTGATCCTTATTGAGAGGTGACATGCGATCGCCGCGAATGGTCGGCTGGTCTGGCTGTAAAACTTCTCCTGCACCATTCCATGGTTTCACACGCAGGCGTTTATTCCACTGCGGTTCTTTTATCATCGTATTTGTTTCAACGCGAAAACCAACCCCAACAGCCACGCTATCATAATACAATTCGTTACAACCAAATTTATTCGCAAGCGGGATAGCGATGCGCGCCGCGTCACCAGCTTCACCACTCCAATGATCGCAATACCGCAATGTAATACCGTAACGCATGGCAAGCGCGTTTTTATCACCGCCGCCATCAGCGATATCTTGGCCTGCTGTTTTTTCTCCTTCATCGGGTATGCCAAGCCGTATGTGCGCATCAACTGAAGCCTCAACCCACTCTTGCGGAATGATGATCCCGAACGTCGCCGCGCTATAATTCCGATCGACTTCCTGCGCGAAGATATGCAGCAGACCTTCGGCCTCTGCTTTCTGTCTGCGGTTGTCATACCATGCCTGCGTTTTATTTGGATGATCGCGCCATTCGAAAATAAAAACGCGTGTCCTGCCTTTTGCAATACGATCACCGAATGGATACCATATCTGCCCAGCCATTCGGCGTTTGTGAAAAACGTTACCTACGCCGTTCACGCTGCTGATATCAATTTGCACGTCTGTGTTATCACCAAGCGCGGCTTCAATCTGCTCAGGCCGTTCATAGTGCGCGCTTTCATCTTTGAAAAATATTGTCGTCCGTCCGCCGCGTCCAATGTTGTCACCAGCCTCACCCATAATGAAGCTGCCATTTTCAGGATTAGCGATTTTCATGTAGGTGGCATGAATATTCATATTAAAATCTTTGGGCTGCATCCAGGCGGGGAGGCGCCCAATGATCTGCCGCATTTTTGGAAAAATAGCTTTCGGGTTGCCCTTATCGTCAACGTATTCTTCCTTGCGCGAACCCCAGCCGATGGCAACGCCGGGGTGAAATAACCAGAGCCACACACTGAAGGCGCAGCATATCCACGATGCGCCGATGTCGCGCGCTTTTTCAATCAGGCCGCTTTCGCGATCTTCGAGGCACTCTAGCAGGAATTGCACGAATTCTTTCTGCCGCTGGAACAGGATAAACGGCATCAACCGATTTTCGACCAACCGCGGGTCGAACGTCACGCACCAATCCTCAATCCATTCTATGGGGTGTGTGCGATAATAATTCATCGCCACGGCAGCGGCGATAGGGTCTTTGCTGAGATATTCATCTAACTGAAACCGCTTTATTTTAATCGAACGGTAATCTGGATCCCATTTCATTTTATTGATGAACCGATTTGATTAAATCTTTCTTCGATTTCCTTGTCTGTCATATCCTCTACAGCCTTATAGTCTGGTCTAACTGTCATGTGGCTGATTGTTTTTTCCGTGAACATCGCAAGTGATTTACCAAGTAATTCTGTTCCTTTCAAAATACTTGGTGCATCGAATGTATACGCAGGTGCTATTTTCCCGTCAGACGTTTCTACATAAACTAATTCGCCTTTTCTATCTCTAACTGGTCTTACCTGCCTACAACGCTCTATAGTTTCAACTATTGTTTTAATCACGTATTCGGCTGTTACACCTGCATTCTTCGCCGCTTCTTTGAACGCAACTTCAATTGCAGCGTTTATTTCAGGGTGTTCAAGTAAATTCTTCCCGATATTCGAAGCTGATTTCTTAGAATAACCTGCGCGTATCGCAGCTTCCTTAGGGCTTTTATCAATTAGAAATTCTGTGATAAACGCCCGCTGTTTATAATTCAGCGGCATGACCTATCCCACGGGCTGCTCCGCACCAGCAACAGGTTCCGCAAAACCAACCGTGGCCACGAGGGGAGCCGGAGCAGCGTTTGGGTCAGCAGCCGGCACAGAGGCACTCTCAACGCTCGCTACGTTTCCCTGGGGGTCTACCAAGCCGTGGTCATCAGCCGGGGGTAAAGCAGCAGCCATTACGGCTGCGGATGGCTGCTCTGCGGGGGGGACTGGAGTTGCTGCCGCGTCGGCTTGCCCATGTGCTTCCATAGGGCCGGGTTCTTGACCCTCATCAACAGCAAGCGCGTCTGGCTGTGCAGTTCCGTCGCTTGTCGGAGTTGGGCCAGCGTCGCTGTGGTCATGTTCGAAAAGATTTTCAACGTCATGGATAATTTCCTCTGCGAAATGTTCGGCGGCGTGAATGATTTTTTCACCCTCATGTTCGGCTTTTTCAAGCAGGGTTTCTGAATTCGTTTGCGTGTCCATGTGAGCGGTTCTCCTGAGGCCAGAGTGCCGAGGATTCTTTTTTTCGTCAATCCCCCTTGATAAAATATTTATAACTACGTGGTGTAGTATTTATGTAGTTGCATGAAAGCCAGTGATTTGTTGGGTTTTTGGACCTATTACTACTATACTACTTACTATTAATAATAATATATAATATATAATAGAGAGAGAATTATGACTATGAGATACTAGATCATTATAATAATGCATATATGTGTCGTGTAGAAAAAGCGGGGTACTGTCGTAATGGCAGAATTCTGCGGTTTTTTGGCAAAACATGTGGTAGTAAAAACTATTTTTAGCGGGGTAATTATTTTGGGTTGACTAAAATGTAGAAACGTTGAAACATACATTAACCCAAAAGGAGGGGATTCGAAAATGACCAAAAAAACCATTGACCAGAGGCTAGAAGATATGAAAAAAAGCCGAGGTGTGGTGCCGACAAACTTTTATATGCCACACGAAATGAAAACGATTATCAAGCACATTTGCAAGATGCGCAATATGAGCGTGACGAAATTTATTGAGACGGCTTTAATGGAATACCTTGAAAAGGTTGAAGAAAATACCCCCCCTATCTAAAATCTGACAGAAAATAAGGGAGAAAACCGATGCTTGAAGAATTTCTAGCGTTTTTGGATGAAAATGGCTGTTCGCCTGCCGATAAAACGACGATAAAGGCAGATGATCTGATA